GGGATTGGATGGGATGGAGCGGGAATTGGTGGGAATTTTGGGTGGTTGTAGCGGCGGGGGTGTTGCGGGTGGGCGGGGATTAAAAAACAGAAAAATCGGGCGGGAATGATAGGTTTTGCCCCCCATTTTTGCACACTAAATCAGAAAAATGGGATGGCCGGAAACGGGGCTCGGAGAGGGTGGAGGGGGCGCCGATGAAACGGGCGCAGATGGCAGTAAAATAAGGCAAGGAGATGCCGCCGGCGGGTGGCCTGGCGCCTCGGATTGAACACCAAAAAGAGCGGTTTCCCGGGGCTGACCCGATAGGGAAAGCCGGACAGAAAGCCGGACAGAAAGCCGGACATGCGTTTTGCGTGTCCGGCTTTCTTGTTTTCCCGATCTATATCAAATATTTGTAGCTGTATGGTGTCTTTAAAAACGGCAGATTCGGGGGATGAAAGCCGGACATGGATTTCGGCGAAAAAAATGAAAATTTCGGCCGAATCCTGAAATTATTCAACCTTAATATCTTAACCTCAAACCATCATGCCAGGCGAATCACATTGCCCAGGCGGCCGACGACGGTGAGGATGTAGTAGTCGTCCGCGGCGCGGATGGAACGGTCCGCTACCCACCACCAGCCGCGACCTCGGCGGGCCGCTCCGACGCTTCGTCCTTCAGCGTTTCGAGGTTGGCTTTTATTTCTTCACACATCCGTTCCAACTTATCCAGCCGATCAGCCGTATCCGCAGATCCGCGATCCTCCCAGGCGGCGAGCCTCCGTTCCATCTCCACCGACTTGTGAAACGATCTGATGTTGGCCGCGAGGCTATCGGCGTAGTCGGTGCCCGACTGGAGGATCTCGGCGGTCATCCCTATGAGCGCCGCCAGCTCGCTGTTCGCTTCGGGCTGGGCCGCCGGAGGCGTGGCGGTTAAGAACGGTTCACCTTCGCCAGTTAAAACCCAATCAATCGACACCCCGTATGTGTCCCGAATGGCACATAAGTGCTCTACATTTGGTGACCTGCCTTTCATATATTTCAGAAACGTAGGATGCGGGATGCCCGCTTTTTTAGCGAAAACGGTTGGTTTCCCACTAGCCAACTGTTTTACCAAAAAATTTAACCTCTCAAAAATTTGTTCCGCTTGAGTCATTTTTTTATTGACAATGTTCCAAAAGGCACATTATAGATGTCAAAACACGGCACAAAAATCGACAAAGGCCGCCTGCGGCGGCGCGAGGCACACACATGAAATGGAAACCGCAAGACATCATGGCCGAGCTGGTTCGGCGGAAAATCACACAGACCGAGATCGCGGAGGGCCTTGGCAAATCGCCGTCGGCGGTGCACCGGGTCATCAACGGCATACTGGTGTCCGACGCCATCCGCCAGGAGATCGCCCGTCGGCTCGGGGTGTCGGCCGAGGAGATCTGGCCGGACTACTACCTGGCGCCACGGCAGCGGCCTGGGCGGCGGCGGAAGGCCGGGTGATCAACGCCTAATCCGGCGGCCAGATTCCCCGGCATCTCGCCTTGGTCTGTTCCAAGGCCTTGCGCAACTCGGCCATCGGAATTTCGAACGGGAGATCCTGTGAGATGACCCGACCGATTTTGTTCCAGTGCAAACCGAATTTGAGCCCATCCGACGGTACGCTGGCCTCAAGCGGCAACACCAGGTCGGTACCGCAAAAGGGGCACCTGAAAAGCGTTTGGTCCCGCCTCATAAAGAAAAATGATCGTCGCACCCGGAAGCCACGCACGATGGATATCGTAAACGGCTCTCCGGATTCCGTGTCCCCGCCGAAATATTCTTCCCGCGGCTCCAGCAGGTGGTTGTCCCACATAAACTGGAGCCTGTCGCAACACATCTCTTTCCAACCCATAGGAGGCCTCCGATGAAAAAGACAGCGATGACCAAAGAAGTCCGTATCTACTTGAAAGACCCGAAGGCGATTCAAGACCGGACCGTTGCGTATTTCGAATCGCGGACCGGCGCCTGCCGCAAAAGGCCTGGTCAGACCGATCGGTAGGATCGGACGGATCAGGCGTTCCAGCTACGGTTAATTTGTAAACCTATCAGAAATTGCGGTCAATGTCTAAAAAAGGCGCAAAATCCGACAGCAAGGAGCAACAACTTTCGGTCTTCGACCTGCTGCGACAGGTGCAGGCCGAAAAGAAGGAGACGCGCAGTGACGCGGGCACGATGGACTGCTCGGCGAAGCTGCGCGACGCGCTTTCGGCGGCCATTAAAGGGTGCCCGTTGGGCATCCACCAGATCGCCGGAGAGATGAGTCACCTGGTTGGCCGGACGATCACCGCGGAGATGATCTATTCGTGGACGCGGCGCAGCGACGAGATGAACGGCCGGGCGCCGCGCTACATTCCGGCCGAGTACCTGCCCGCCTTCTGCAGGGTCACCGGCGACAACAATCCCCTATTAATAATGGTGGAGCTGACCGGATCGTTCATGGTGCCCGGGGCCGAGGCGCTGCGGGCCGAGATCCAGCGGCTGGACGAGCAGCGGCGGGGTCTGGGGGACCAGATCCGGCGACGGAGGGCGTTGCTGGAGGAGTTCGGGAGATGATCGACAGGCACGGACTGGGCACGGACGGGCGACCGGCCGGTCGCCCCAACACGGACGAGCAAGGAGGATTGATGGAAGGAACCGGGAAGGATGTCGTGCGGGCGGCGGTGGCGGATTTGCTGCCGCTGAGCGCGGAGGAGCGGGACCGCAAGCGGGAGCTGGAGAGGGTCGTCGACGAGAACATGGTGGGGTTCGTGGCTGTCGGCGAGGCCCTGGCCGAGATCCGAACGTTGAAGTTGTACCGGCCGCACGAAACGTTCGAGGAATACGTGGCACAACGGTTCGAGATGAGCCGCCGGCGGGCTTACCAGCTCATGGCTGCGGCTGCGGTGGTTGGCAATGTGAACAATTGTGCACAAATCGCTCCGGCCAACGAGGCCCAGGTGCGGCCCCTGACCCTGCTGCCCGAGGCCGACCAGCCGGCGGTGTGGGGCGAGGTGGTGACGCAGACCGGTGGCATGGTGACGGCCAAGGCGGTGCGCGAGGCGGTGCTGGCGCACCTCGGGCAGGAAGCGGCCAAGCGGGCAAAGGCCGTGGCGGCGACGGTGGCAGCGGACCCGGACCTACCGGATGAGTTCCGCGAGCCATTCGCCAGAATACTGGAGTTTGTGCGGCAAGCGCGCGAGCAGGCCCGGCGCGATGCTCTGCGGCGATACATCAAGGGCCTGTTGAACCTGTTGGAGAATTGACGTGAGCCACCCGATCATCAACAGGGACGACCTGGCCGCTGCGCTGTCCGTATCCGCAAGGTCCGTGCGGCGCCGTGCCGCCGCTGAAAACTGGCCACATGAGCTGTCCGCGTGCCGGGGTGGGCGTGAAAAAGTGTATCGTCTCGACCGCCTCCCCGCCGACGTTCAGTCCGCCGTGTACCGGCACCTAAAGGAATCCGCGTCCGCAACCCTCCCCGCGGTCGTCGACCGCTCCACCTTCCCCGCTCGCCGACCCGCCACGCCGCCGCGCCAACTCCCCGATCCGGACGCCGGGGCGCTGGCCAAGGCGGACCTGCTGCGGCTGTACCGCGAGGCGCTGCGAAACGCCCCGCAAGGGCGTAAGGGCCTGGCGCGGGAGGAGTTTATCCGCGCCTACAACACGGGGCTCGCCTGGCCGGTCATCTTCGGCAAGCTCGGTCCGGTGAGCTGGAAGACGCTGGAGCAATGGAAGCGCGCGGTGCGCGAGGCCGGAGGGGATTGCGCCGCACTGGTGGACACACGGGGAAAATGGCGCCAGGGAGACCTATTGATCGGACCGGAGCAGGCCGCCGTGGTGCTGGCCTGCGCCCTGCGGCCCAACGCGCCGCTGATTGCCGAGGTGGTGCGCGAGGCCAAGGCGGTGATGTCCGCCCGGGGCATTCATAATGGTTTTCACGAGACCACCTATCGCAGGTGGCTGAAAAAATGGGCCGAGGAAAACTACGACGTGTGGGTGTGGGCCCGCGAGGGCGCGAAAGCCTTCAACGACAAGGTGGCGCGTTACATCGACCGGGACTACTCGCGCCTGAACGTGGGCGACGTGCTGGTGGCCGACGGCCACGTGCTCAATTTCGAGGTGATCAACCCCTGGACCGGCAAGCCGAAGCGGATGACGCTGATCGGCTGGAAGGACATGAAGAGCAATTTCGTGTGCGGCTGGGAGATCATGCCCACCGAGAACACGGCGGCCATCGGCGCGGCCCTGCGCCGGGCGATCCTCACACTGGGCAAGGCCCCGAGGGTGGCCTACCTGGACAACGGCAAGGCCTTCCGGAGCCGGTTTTTCGCCGGATGCCAGGATTTCGCCGAGGCCGGGTTCACCGGGCTGTTCGAGCGGCTCGAGATCAAGCCGCTGTTCGCCTGGCCCTATCACGGTCAATCCAAGACCATCGAGCGCTTCTTCGGCACGTTCGCCGAGCTGGAGCGCCGGATGATCTCATACACCGGCACATCCATCGAGAAGAAGCCGCCCCGGATGATGCGCGGCGAGCGGCTGCACCGCAAACTCCACGAGAAGCTGACCGGCGGCGAGACCATGACCCTGGAGCAGGCCCACCGGGCCGTTGCGGCCTGGCTTGACGAGTACCACCAGCGGCCCCAACGCGGGCACCTGGACGGCCTGTGCCCGGCCGAGGTATTCGGGCCGGGCCGGGGCGAGGGGGTGGATCCGGTGGCGCTGCGCCACCTGATGCTGGCCTGCGAGATCAAGCAGATCCGCAACGGGCGGATTTATCTACTGGGCGTGGAATACACCGATCCAGCCCTGTTCGGCCGCAGCCACGCGGTGACAGTGCGCTACGACCTGGCAGATCGGTCGAGCATCCTAGTGGAGCATGACGGCGAGATCTTGTGCGAGGCGTACCAGACGAAAAAGATACACCCGGTGGCGAGCATCCTTGGAGACGCGGCTGACCGCGAGGAGCTATCGGCTGAAATCGCGCAAAAAAAACGGGAGGAAAAAGCCGCATCGATCACGACCAGGGCGATGCTGGAGGCGGACGTGATCCCGGCGCACCAGCGGATGATGGCGCGGATCGCGGGGGATGCTGGAGCCACGGACGGCCACGGACGGCCGCGGACGGCCACGGACGGACGGCCGAATTTGCGGCGATTGCCTGCGCCGGCGCCAGTGGATGAGGCGACGCAGGCCGCCATCGAAGCCGAGGTGATCGAGATTGAGCGCGAATCGGCGGCGATGGCGGCGGCCGAGGCCCGCGGGCGGCTGGAGCGGATGAATGAGCTGGACCGCTACGAGGCGCTGTTGGAGATGCAAGCCAAAGGGGAGCTGATCCCGGCGGACTGGCAGGCGTTCATGGCTTATTTCGAGCGGACACCGGCCTATCAGGTGTCCGCCGACTACTACGAGGAGCGCCGCGCGGTGTTCGCCACGATGTGGCAGGCGGCGAAATAACGGTGAACACGGACGCGGCACGGACAGCCACGGACAAACACGGACAGGGGGACGTATGACGGTCAATTTCACACCGGTTTTCGTGCCGAACAGAAATGTTCGGAATTTTAATGTGGCGTTGACGGAGATCACCAGCCGCCAGGCGGACAAGGGGCGGTTTTTCGCGGTGAGCGGCCGGGCCGGGTTCGGCAAGACCACGGCGGCCGACAAGTGGCACATCGAGCACCCGAGCGTGTTTTTGCGGATGCGCGAGACGTGGCGCAGCAGCGAGCTGCCGTTTCTGCAGGAGCTGGCCCGGGAGCTGGGCATCCAGCGGCCGCCGCACCGCAAGGACGCGGCCTTCATGGCCGCGGTGGACGTGCTGATCCGCCGGCGCACGCCGGTGTTTATCGACGAGATCGACAAGTTCACCCCGCGCCAGTCGATCATGTTTCTGGAAATCCTGCGGGATTTGACCGACCTTACCGGGGCTCCGGTGGTGTGCATCGGCGAGGAGGGGCTGCCTTCCCTAATGCAGCAGAGCGCGCGGGTGTCCAGCCGCACGGTGCGCCATTTGGCCTTCGAGCCCATCGGGCCGGCGGACATCATTACCTATGCCCGGGCGGCCACGGACGGCGCGGTGACGCTGGGAGGAGACGCGGTACAGGTGTTCGTCCAGGCGTCCCTGGGCGACATCCGGGTGGTGGAGCGGGACGTGGAGAACCTGGTGGCGTTGATCAACGCGCGCGGCAACGGCACCGGGGTGGACGTGGACCTGGCGCGCCAGGCCGTGGCGGCCGGGCTGGAGGTGAGGTGATGGGCGAGAGCTTTTGCGGGCGTGTGTTGGCGGCTTTTGCTGGCCTTGCGCCGGCGCATCCGGCCGGCGTTCCGATCCGCGAGGTGGGCTACGCGGTGGACATCGACGCCGGGGCGGCTGCGGCCCGCCGGCTGCGCAAGACGATCTGCGATCTGAAGGCCCGCGGGAGGCTTCGGCATGTGGGGCCTGGGCTTTATTTGCCGGCGGTGAGGGCGGCTGCGGTGGGCCGCCCGGACGGGGACGATGACGGGCGGGCGCGGATGTGGCGGGCCCTGCGGCTGGCACACAAGCGGGGCAACGGCGTGCACATCGAGGATCTGGCACGCATGGCCGACGTCGGGCCGACGTATGCCAAGGAGTTTTTGAACACCCTCTGCCGGCGGGGGATCGTGGACCGAATTGGGCGCACCCTGCCGGCGGTGTACCGCATGGTGCAAGACCCTGTGGAAATGCCGGAACTGAACGAGACCGCGAAACGGCTGCGCCGGATGCGGCGCCAGCGGGCACTGGCGGAGATCGACGCGGCACGGGCGGCCCTGGAGCGGGCCGCCGGAATTTTGGAGGAGGGCGACGATGAGACCGATGAATAGCGATTTTGAGCTGTTTTTCACGGTAACAGTGGCGATGGCCGCGGCGTTTGTGACAGGTCTGCTGCTGGGGTCGACCTGGGGCGCGTCTACGATCCGGACGATAGTGGGGGGATGACATGAGCGAGACGATGGCGGCATGGGTGAGTGGAGGGCGGCGTATCGCGGAGCCGGGAAAGGACGATATCCCCGTGGCCATTGCCCTTCGTCGGGCGATGATCTGCGTCGATTGCGACCGGATCTTCGAGGCGACGCGGGACGGCCGATGTCCGCTGTGCGGATCGGCGGCGGCGGTTCCCGTTGGGCGGTGGTTGCCGGGCTTAGCGGGAGGATGATCATGGGGCTGACGAAAGCACAAATTGCAGTGATCCATGTGGCCCGGGCCAAGTGCGCGATGAGCGAGGAGGACTACCGGGCGCTGCTGGAGAGTGTTGGCGCCAAGACATCCAAGGATCTCAGTGTGGGACAATTCGACGAAATCATGCGGCACTTTGAGGCGTTGGGGTTCCGGTCCACCGGGGCGGCGCGGATCCGTCGCGTGCAGGCGAGCCGGCGACCGCTGATGGAAAAGATCGGCGCATTGCTCACGGCTCAGGGACTGCCCTGGTCGTATGCCGACGGCATTGCCAAGCAGATGTTCAAGATCCAGCGCTGCGAGTGGTGCCACCCCAAGCAACTGCTCAAGATCGTGGCGGCGCTATCCTACCGCAATCGGAAGCACGAAGGGGGAAATTGATGTCCATCCGTATCAGCCGGCATTTCGAGGAGAATTGGCGCGCACGAGTCGGCGGGGACCCGGACCCGGCGCGAATCTGCGAGATATTGGCCCGCAGTCTGCGGGTGCAGACGGGCGGAGCGCCCATCGACGGGTCGCCATACACAAAAACATTAAGCATTTACTGGAGTCCGTCGGATGGCGTGTTGATCAAGCTGGATCCCACCACAAGCACGCTGGTGACGGTGCTTTCCGCCGCCATGCAGGAGTGTGCCCCGGCATGAACGAGAAGATCTGGTGCATCGCGCACCGCTGTGCCATATCGCCCGAGGGGTGCGTGACGCGGCAGAAAAACGCCGTCAATGGGCGCCCGGGGGCTGCTGCGATGCGGCACCCAGGGGCGCTCGACTACGCGTGTAAGAACTGTGAACAAGGGCGGCTGGTGGCCGCCGCGATGAGAGAGGAGAAAAAAATGGGAAAGGACAGCGGTGACGCGGGGGCGAAAAAGGCCCCGGCCAAAACGAGAGTGTGCAGCGATCCGCGTTGCGAGCACCTGGGGCGGGCGCAGCCGATTGAGAATTTTGCCCGCAGCAAACAGGCATCGGACGGGATCATGAAGGTTTGCCGGTCGTGCTGGGCGCGGCGCATCGTCGAAGGGCGGAAGCGGAAGAATCGCGGTGAGGCGGTGGATGTTCCGTCCGCCGAGGTACGGGCGACCGGTGGGTCGCCAGTACAGGTGGATGTCACGATGGAAGGCGCAGCGGTGGGTAAATTCGAGGGGCGACGAATACCTGAGGCCGCGGCCCGGACTCGGTACGATTGCCACCCGTCGCTGTTGATCGATTTCACGGGGTATGAGGACCTGCTGGAGAAAATCAGGGGCGTCGCCGCGGACGAGATGCGCTCGCCGGAGATGCAGGTGCTCTACTGGATCCGCCAGCACAACCTGGCGGTATAAGGAGGCGCCATGAAAAAAGAGGAGCGTGACAAGTATTTGAGCGTGCTCAAGAGCGTGATGATGGACCACGTGGGCAGCAACCGTAAGATCGGCATGGGCGAGCTGTACGAGCAGATCTTCGGCCGCCCCTGGCGCCACCGCATCAACGACACGCGGGATGTGCGCCACCTGATCGAGGATTTGCAGCGCGAGGAGGGGCGGCGCATCTGCTCGGACGCCGGCGGGTACTGGCTGGCGGCCAGCGGCAGCGAGCTTGAGGCCTACCTGGATCGCCAGCGGCGCCGGGCGCTGAAGATTCTGGCCAAGGAGGCACGGATCCGGCGCATGGAGCTGCCGGCGCTATTGGGGCAGTTGGCGCTTGATTTCGGCGGGGGTGCGTCATGACGGCGGCGGCGCAAGGGCAGCCACTGGGGGATGCCCCAACACGGGGAGCTACCCAGACAAAGGTATTGGCCACGGTGGACAACGTGCTGGCGGATATCGCCCACGCCAAAACGGTGCTCGAGATGCGCGAGGCGGTGCTGGCCAACGAGATCGATCGGGCCAAGGAGAAATACCGCGAGCCCATCGAGGCGGCAAAGACCGAACTGAGCCTACTGGAAAAGGAGTTGCGTGGCCTGTGCCGGAGCAATGACGCGGAAATCTTCGGCGGCGATGACCGGGTGGACCTTCCCTCCGGCAGCCTGTTGAAGAACGCCGGGCGCCGGGTGGTGCGCGCCCGCGGGGTGCTGGCGCAGATCCTGGCCAAGGGGTGGCGACATCTGGTCAAAATCCCGAAGCCGGTGGTGGACTGGGATGCGGTGGAGAAGCTGCCTGACGCGGACGTGGCCGCTCTAGGCACGGAGCGGAAGCCTTTTGTCGAGTATAACTACGAGATCCGGTGAAGGGAGGATGCGATGGAAACAACGTTGAAGCCGTGTCCGTTTTGCGGCAGCGAGGACGTTAGTACGGAATGGATGAATGACTACTGTTACGTGGCTTGCGACCGCTGCATGACGACCGGGCCGGCCGCCAAAGTGGATGGGATGAAAGACGCCGCCGCGATAGATGGCACGCGGAGGCTGGCGGAGACGGCATGGAATTGGCGGCCTCAAAAAGCATAGGAGAACCGCGAAATCCCGCCGCGAGGCGGGATCGTCCGGGCGCGGCGGCCCGGGCCTGACGAGCAGCCGTGTTTGAAAGCGGTGGCCTGACTGGAGGGACGAATAGATGGGATCCTTATCGTTTGACAGGCGCGAAATCTTCAAAATGGCCGAAGAAAAATGGGGCGTTTTGGGCCAGGTCGACATGGCGGCGGAAGAGTGCGCCGAATTGATCGTAGCTATCCACCACGCCAAGCGCCGGGGCGACTGGCACGCGGTGATGGAGGAGGTCGCCGACGTGGAAATCATGATGGAACAGATGCGCCAGATATTGGATTCGGACGTAATAGACCGGATCCGGTCAGAGAAGTTGAAACGGCTTCACGAAATGGTGACCCGATGAAGCTGGTCTGCCCGGCGTGCGGCGCGGTGGCCTCGGCCGAGGCGTGGGCCGCGGATGCGCACATGCGCCAGACGCTTGCCATCCTGGCGGCCATCCCGGCGCCGGTGGCCGAGCGAGCCCTGTACTATATCGCGCTGTTTCGACCCAGGGGCGGCCGCGGCCTGAGCTGGGCCCGGGCCGAGAAGCTGGCCGGCGAGCTGCGCGACCTGGTGTGCGCCGGCCACGTGCAGTGGGAGCGCGAGGCGGCCCGCCCCTGCCCGCCGCGGATCTGGGCCGAGGCCATCGATACCGTGCGCCATCGGCCGGCGCTGCGCCTGCCGCTGGAAAACCACAACTACCTGCGGCGGGTCGCCTACGACTTGGCGGACCGGCAGGACCGGGCCGCCGAGACGGCCCGCAACGCGGCCGAACGCGACGGATCGGCGCGGCGGTCCGATCGGTCCGATACGTCCGATCGGCCCGATACCGCAGCCTCTGTACTGACTCCCGAGCAGATCCGGGAGATGGTGGCCGGAATCAAATCCAAGATCGGCAGGAGGGGGCCATGACCGACCGCACCGACATGTTGCGCGAGGTGCTGACGGCGGCCGGGATCCCGGTGAAGGGCAGCTATCGCCGGGACGAGGTGTGCCGCATCCTGGGGATTTCCGAGCGGACCTTCTGGCGTCTGTGCAACCGCACGGGCCCCGGCGACACGCCGCCGCTGCGCAGCATCAAGCCCCGGGGCCACCGCCGGGTGACGTATCCGGCCCTGGCGGAGTTCTTGGCGAAGAGCGATGGGTGAGGGCCGTTAAAACTTCTTGACAACCGCCGCCGGGATGGGGTACGGGAAAAATGTCGCGGCAAAATCCGCGGCCCGGTTTGACAGCCGGAACCGTCCAGAGGCGCATGAAGCGCCCTCCCATCACGACACGGCGCCTTTTTTATTGGCCGTGTCCGCCGATCGGCGGGCCATGCGCGGGGGCCGAAAGGCCCGCCGGTGTCCTCTGGGGCCGGTCTGTCAACCGCGTGTGGCCCGCCTTTTTCGTTTGACAGCGATCGGCGGCGCCTTTCCAACCATCTTTCTACTCAGAGGAGGGCATCACAATGAAAGACCTGATCAAGTTCGAGTTCGAAGGCAAGAGCCTCCGGGCGGGCGTGGACGCAAGCGGCGAGCCATTCTGGATCGGCAAGGACGTCTGCGATCATCTGGGCTACAAGAACCACAATAAGACCCTCGGCAAGCTGGACGACGACGAAAGGGGGTGGGTAACGATTTGTTACCCACCTTCCGGACCACGACCAACCGTCACCATCAACGAGGCCGGCCTTTACACCCTAATCCTTCGCAGCAACAAGCCGGAGGCCAAGAAGTTCCGCCGCTGGATCACCCACGAGGTGTTGCCGCAACTCCGGCGCACCGGCAGCTACGGGCTGCCGCAAGCCGCCCCCGAGATGGTCGAGGTGACGGACACGATTCTCCGCTGGCGGCGGCGCTGCATCGACATGGACATGCGGGCCGCGGTGGCCCGCACCCGGCTCACCTGGCCGCAGTATGAGCGCCTCTACATACTGCGCAGGATGGGACTCACCCAGGCCGAGGCCGGCAAACTCTACGACGTTAGCCGGGATACCATCGCCCGCCTGGAGCGCACCTGCCGGCGGCTCTACGAGACCACCTATCATCTGCCCGGGCACCCGGCGCCAAAGTTCGGCGTGGAGTCGCCGCCGCGCCGCAGGCCGGCCCAGCGCCAGCTCTCCCTGCTGGAAGGAGGCGCGCGATGAAAAAATCACATATTGACCTGGGCCTGTTTCCCGGCCGGCGGTATGATGCGGTCATCAGGACGGCCAACGCCGACGAGCATGACAGCCACCTGGCCACCGATGGCACTGTCGGCTGCGTGGAGCTGTATCCTGCTGGTGCGGGCTGCTTGCCTGGAGGCGAATTCGACGTCGAAAAATGGGAAGCTGCGATGCACCACGTAATGCTGTCGTTCCACCTCAGCCCGCGGGGATACCGCGAGGCGGTGGTGGTTCTCGCGCACCAAGCCGCACCGGTGGATATCATAGAGCCGGGAGACATCGGCGGGTACCACGAGCTTGAGCGCATCGCGCCCCTGGGAGGTGCCCTATGAGCCGACCGCCAATCGCCAATCGCCAATCCAAAATCACAAATCCCCTTGCCGACGGCGATCCCACCCCGGAGAAGGCCGCGGCCGAACGTCTGCTGGCCGTGGAGGTGCGCCTGCACTGCGCCGAGAAGACCCTGGCCAAGGTGGTGGAGACGGTGGAACGGATGCTCGCCGCCCCGTCCCCGGCCTATCGCGGCCGGCCGGAGCTGACCGTGGTGAAATAGGCGCCGCATCCTATACAAAACCCTGCCAAACGGACGCGACTTATCGCGTCCGTTTTTTTATTCTGTAATCCCGACGATGAATGCATGGAGCATCATGGCCATCGACCGCGAACAGCTCAAATCCCTCATCGACGCCACCCTGAGCCGCATGGACCTGCACAGTCCGGCGGCGCTCAATCTGCTGATGGGCACGGCGGCCCAGGAATCCCATCTGGGTACATATATCCGCCAGATCGGCGGCGGTCCGGCGCGCGGGATTTTCCAGATGGAACCGGCCACCGAGGAGGACATCTGGCGCAACTACCTGCGCGGCCGGATGCACCTCTCCGACCGGGTGTGGGTGGTTTCCGGCTGCGACGGGCCGAATCCCTACCAACTGGAGGGCAACCTGCTCTACCAGATTGCCATCGCGCGGATCCACTATCTGCGCGTGCCGAAGCCTCTGCCGGCGGCCGGTGACGTGGCCGCAATGGCGGCCTACTGGAAAAAATATTGGAACACACACCTGGGCGACGGCACCGTGGAAGAGTTTGCCGCCAATTATCGCAAGTACGTCGAGGGATAGCGTCATGGGAAACATGATCATCGGTAAGCTTCTGCGGTTCATCGGCCGCAGGCTGGACGGCTACAAGACCACTGTGGGCGGGATCGGCATGATCCTCTCCGGCCTGGCCGGGCTGCTGGGGTACATGTTTCCGGAAACTTCCAACCTGCCGCAAATGGAAATCAACGATATTTTGAGCCTGATCACCGGCGGATTCGCCGTCATCGGCATCGGCGGCAAGATCGAGAAGACCAAGAATGTACTCGCCACTGAAAGAGGAAATCCAGGCGAAGCGCCCCAAGATCGCCATTAGCAAGACGTTTCACTGGGATTGGGACATTGCCCTGGCGCGCCTGTGGCGGCGATTAAAGACGTACGGGCGGCCTGTTGGCCGCCTCGGCGGGAAAAGGAGACCCAAATGAAGACCCTATTAGCGATTCTGCAAATTTTCCCGGCCCTGCTGGGTGTGATCACCGCGGTGGAACAAGCCTTTCCACAGTCGGGCGTCGGTGACCAGAAGCTGGGCATGGTCAAACAGATCATGCTGGAGGCCTATGACGGCATCCAGGAGATCATGCCGGCGATTGAAAAAATCGTTGGCGTGGTGGTCGCCTTCGCCAACTCCATCGGTGCATTCCGCAAAGATGGCTGACGAGGCCGACCTGGGCAACGAGAGCATGGCGATGCACCTGAGGCTGGCACTGACCCGATGCCGCGATGACATCGAGGATTACGGCGGCAGCGACCTGTGCATCGAGTGCGGCGCGGAGATTCCCGAGGCCCGGCGCATCGCCGTTCCGGGTTGCAAGCGGTGCCTGGCGTGCCAGACCGATTTCGAGCGCCGCAACCGCTGCAATATCAACAATTGAGGATATCGCTGATGATCAATTACGCCGCGGCTAAGTTTTGGTTCGATGTAGCGCAGGTGATCATCTGGGCCGCGCTGGCCGTGTATTTGTACTACGACCGGCAAAACAAGGCCACCCGCGGCGCGGTGGACGCCCTAGGCCGGCGGGTGGACGCACGGTTGGACGGCCACGACGCGCGGATCGCGACCATCGAGGCGTCGTGCCAGCACGCGCCCAAGCATGCCGATCTGGCGGCCATTTATGATCGAATCAACGCTATTGGCTCGAAAGTCGACGAGATGAGCGGTGAGCTGCGCGGGTTCCGGCGCGGCATCGACCTAATTCAGCAGCACCTGATGGGGGACGGATGATATGAGTTTTGCCGACCTGATCGCCGCCGATATCCGGCTGGCCGTGCTACAGATACTGGCGCAGGACCCCGGCTATGACGCCAACGAGATGGTGCTGCGCCAGGCCCTGGCAGCCCTGGGTCACCAGATCAGCCGGGATCGGCTGCGTAGCGAGCTGGCGTGGCTGGACGAGCAGCGCCTGATATCGACCGTCGATGTCGGCGGGGTCGCCGTGGCGCGATTGACGGGCCGCGGCGATGACGCCGCCGGCGGACGATCGGTGGTGCCCGGCGTGCGTCGGCCCGGTCCGGAGGAGTGCTGATGGCCAAGCGCCAGCAGAGCTCGATCGACCGCCTGCCCGACGACGTACGGGAAGAATTGCAGGCCCTGCTGCGCGATCCGCGCGTGACCCAACTGGAGGCCACGGCCCGGATCAACGCGATTTTGGAGGCCGACGGTCATCCGGAACGGCTGAGCAAGTCGGCCGTCAACCGGTACGCGGTGCGTATGGAGGAAGTCGGCGCCAAGCTACGCGAGGCCCGCGAGGTGGCGCAGATGTGGATCGGCAAGCTGGGCAGCGAACCAGCCGGCGAGGTGGGCAGGCTGCTCAACGAGATCGTGCGCAACCTGGCGTTCCGGGCGGCGATGCAAGTAAGCGAGGGGGAGGGCGACATCGACCCGAAGGACCTGAAAAACTTGGCTGTCGCCGTGCACCGCCTGGAGCAGGCGGCCGAGCGCAACGTAAGGGTGGAGCGGGAGATCCGGCAGCAGGCTAAGGCCGAGGCGGCCGAAGCGGTGGAGTCCGTTGCCAAGCGCCAGGGCGCCAGCGCCGCCACCATCGACAGCCTTAGGGCCGCCATCATGCAGGAGTTGGGGGCGTGAGCGCCGTTCTGCTGCCATACCAGCAACGCTGGATCGCCGACAAGGCGCCGGTGAAGATCCACGAAAAGAGCCGGCGCATCGGCCTGTCCTACGCCGAGGCCGCCGATGCCGTGCTGCATGCGGCCGACGCGGACCGGGGCGCCAACGTCTATTACATCTCCTACGACAAGGAGATGACGGCCGGTTTCATCCAGGACTGCGCCACATGGGCCAAGGCGTTTCACGCCGCGGCCGGCGAGATCGGCCAGCAGGTGCTGACCCGCGATGACGGCAAGGATGTCCACGTGTACGACATCCCTTTTGCCAGCGGCCACCATATCCGGACATTTTCCAGCAACCCGCGCAACCTGCGCAGCAAGGGGCGACCGGGCGAGCGGCTGGTGATCGACGAGGCAGCCTTCGTAGACGATTTGGCCGAGCTGCTCAAGGCAGCCCTGGCCATGACGATCTGGGGCGGCACAGTGCATATCATCAGCACCCACAACGGCGACGAGAACCCGTTCAACGGGCTGGTCCAGGACGCGCGGGCCGGCCGCAACGCCTATTCGGTGCATCGCGTGACGCTGGACGATGCGTTGAACGAAGGGCTGTTCCGACGGATCTGCGAGGTTACCGGGCGAGAGTGGAGCATCGAGGCCCAGACCGCCTGGCGCGCGGAGCTGATCCGCCGCTACCATCCGAACGAGGACGAGGAGTTGTTCGTCATCCCGGCCTTCGGCGGCGGGGCCTACCTGCCTCGCGCCCTGATCGAGGCCTGTATGGCCGACGCCCCGCTGCTGCGTTTCGACGGCACCAGGGCTTTCAACCTGGCCCCGGAGCCGCAGCGGCGCCGCGAGATGGACGACTGGATCCGGGATGTTCTGCAGCCGGAGCTGGCCAAACTGGACAAGGCCCGGCGCCATGTGTTCGGGATGGACTTCGCGCGTAAGGGCGACATGACCGACATCGTACCGCTTGAGATCGGCGCCACCTTGCGCAACCACTGGCCGTTTCTGCTGGAGCTGCGCAACGTGCCGTATCGCCAGCAGGCACAGGTGATGCTGGCGGTGGGAAACGGTCTGCCCCGCTTCGGCGGCTGCGCCATCGACGCGTCGGGCAACGGCGGTTACGTGGCCGAGGAGGCCAGGGACGCCTGGGGCGAGTTCATGGTGGACCAGGTCCTTTTCACCGAACAGTTCTACCGGGACGAATTCCCCAAGTACAAGGCGGCTTTCGAGGACCGGA